AATTCTACCAGAAGGTCTAACCACAACCCGTCTATATATGTCAGGGACGCTTCGTTCTTGGATTCATTACATTGACGTTAGAGCCGAAGAAGGCACACAGAAAGAACACCGTCAGGTTGCTCTTGCTGCACAGGAAGAGATTCTAAAACACTTCCCGTCATTGAAAGAATATTGGTTTCCAGAGCCTTGGTTTCATGGTGTTCCTGTGAATAAGTCGGAAGAAGAACCTAAATCATGGTGGTGGAGATTTTGGTCATGACACACGAAGATGCAATGCTTATTGTCACAGCAATTCATGACATATATAAGATTCTTTATCTAATTTGCATAGGTGTATTTTCACTGGTAGTTGCCACGGTTGCTACATGGAAGTTCTGGTCATGAATAGAATCGTAACGATGATCAATATCCATGGAGAAACAATCAGGTCTATAAAGGCGCTTGATGATGGCAGGTGGTTTATCTGGCACGACGAATATCATAATTTTCCGTGGTCAAGAAAGAAGTTTGGTTTATAATGCTGTTCGATAGATATGACTTTAAGAAATTCGCCAGAGCCGTTCGCAAAGTGAATAGCAGGTTCATGGGTAGAGAAATCAGACAGCTATATTCTGGTTATCTATATCCAGAGCTACCTTTATATTTGAAAATCACGGAGATTCTTGATGCCTAAAATCGTATTAGTTGAAACCGTCTCCACGTTCAGGCATATATACGCTGTAGAACTTGAAGATGACCAACCAGCAGATTATGCTGTAGAAGATGTTATGTATTTTACTACTGGTGGTGAAACAGAATTTGATGAAGTAGCACAAGAACATGTTGGTGAAAACATCTTATCACATCGTGTAGTAACTGAAGAAGAATACTTAGAACTTTTTGATCAACATAATCCATATGCCGCTCCTATATGGACAGTAGACGAAAAGAAGAGATATATATACAAGGCTAAAGAGAACAAAGAGGCAAAATAATGACAGACTTTACAGTTTACCAGCAGTACATCCACAAATCCCGTTATGCACGTTTCCTTCCAGAGAAGAATCGTCGTGAACACTGGAATGAAACGGTCCAGCGTTATGTGGATTATATGTTCACAAAAGTTTCAACAGGCCAGGGATGGACGGTTGATCAAAAGCTAAAGCAAGAAGTATTTGACGCAATTTATAATCTTGAAGTAATGCCATCAATGAGAGCATTGATGACTGCTGGTAAGGCTCTAGATCGTGATAACGTCGCTGGCTACAATTGTTCTTATCTTCCTATTGACGATCCAAAGGCTTTTGATGAAGCCATGTGCATTCTTATGAATGGCACTGGTGTTGGCTTCTCTGTTGAGCGTCAGTATGTGAATAAGCTACCAGAAATTCCAGAACAGCTTTTTGACTGTGATACCATGATCACAGTACGTGACAGCAAGGAAGGTTGGGCAAAAGCATTACGTATGCTTATTTCACTCCTTTACGCTGGTGAAGTTCCAAAGTGGGATTTATCAAACCTTCGTCCTGCTGGTGCACCACTAAAGGTGTTTGGTGGCCGTTCTTCTGGTCCAGATCCATTGAACGATCTATTCAAGTTCGTTATTCGTGTTTTCAAGAATGCACATGGTCGTAAACTAACATCGTTAGAATGCCATGACATTATGTGTAAAATTGGTGAAGTTGTTGTAGTTGGTGGAGTGCGACGTTCAGCAATGATCTCCCTATCTAACTTATCAGATGATCGCATGCGCCATGCAAAAGCAGGACAGTGGTGGGAAGCAAATGTTCAAAGAGCTCTTTCAAACAACTCAGCAGTCTATACAGAAAAGCCAGAAGTCGGGCAGTTTATGTCTGAATGGCTTGCAATCTATGAATCTAAGTCGGGCGAGCGTGGAATCTTTTCCAGAGAAGCAAGCCAAAAAGTTGCTAAAAGAAGTGGTCGCAGAGATTCATCGTTTGAATTCGGAACTAACCCCTGCTCAGAGATTATCCTTCGACCCTACCAATTTTGCAATCTTACAGAGGTCGTTATTCGAAGCACTGATAGTGAGAAATCTCTTGCTAGAAAGATTAGAGTCGCAACGATATTGGGAACTTTCCAATCGACTATGACTTATTTCCCATATCTACGTAAGATTTGGCAGAAGAATACAGAAGAAGAAAGATTGCTCGGTGTATCATTCACTGGCATCTATGATTGCCCAATCATGAACGACTATAATGATCCAGAGTTACCTGCACGCCTAGAACGTCTACGACAGGTCGCTATTGATACAAATAAGGAATGGAGCGAGAAACTTGGTATTAATCAATCAGTCGCCATTACTTGCGTTAAGCCAAGTGGAACAGTCAGTCAATTGGTCCTTAGTCCTTCTGGTATTCATCCAGGTCATGATAGGCACTATATCCGCCGTGTTCGTAGCGACAACAAGGATCCCCTTACAAAGCATCTTATTGATGCTGGCGTTCCTCATGAGCCAGACGTTACTAAACCTCATTCTACTACTGTCTTTAGTTTCCCAATGAGACTACCAGAAACTTCAATCACAAGAGAGAATGTATCTGCTATTGATCATCTAGAACTTTGGTTGAAGTATCAGCGTCATTGGTGCGAGCATAAGCCATCAGTAACAATTAACGTAACTGAAGACGAATGGCCACGTGTTGGTGCTTGGGTTTATGATCACTTTGACGAAATGTCAGGTGTTTCGTTCCTACCTTATGATGGTGGAACTTATCGTCAGGCTCCATATGAAACCATTACCGAAGCCGATTACGAAGATCTAAATAAAACTATTCCAACTTCTGTGGATTGGGATGCTCTTGTCGAGATGGATGATAATGTAGAAGGAGTTCAAACTCTCGCATGTACATCAGGCAATTGCGAAATCTAAGAAGGAAAACTAATGAGAATAGATTCAGAACTATTTGATTTATGTAAGGACTTTATAAGAGAAAACGAAATTTCTTGTCCAGAAACGATTTACGATAGAGATTCTCTTCAACTACAGTGTTTAGAATTACTAGAGCAAATTTGTGATCTTATTGGTTATCATGAAGACGAAGAAGAACTAGACTTCGAAGACGACTAATAAATATCCCGAAGGAGATTCGGGATGTGGACATATAAAGGTGAAATCGTAGAAGATATTGGTAATTATATTGGATTCGTCTATATAATTACCAATCTTCGCACCGAAAGAAAATATATCGGTAAGAAAAATTTCTATTTCTCAAAGACTAAGCAAGTCAAAGGTAAGAAAAAGAAATACAAAGTAGAGTCTGATTGGAAAGACTACTTTGGTTCCAACGAAGAATTAAATCATCACGTAAATATTTTTGGCAAAGATGCTTTTAGAAGAGAGATTCTTAGATTCTGTTCTTCGAAAGGCGAGATGTCATATTTTGAAGCGAAACTTCAATTCCAGTATGATGTTTTAGAATCAGATCAGTGGTATAATTCTTGGATCTCTTGTAAGATCCATAAGAAACATTTGACTTTTCTGAAAAAGAAGGTATAATATGGATATATTAAATGGTAGTCCTTCGCTTGTCTGTGATAACGCAATAGATAACCTATCTTTTAAAAAGATATGCGAACACGTGCGTAAGCCCGAATTTAGGTGGGATTATTGGCCTGTCGGAAAACGATACATAGATTATGATCCAAACTATCCATGGTTCTTAGACCCAGATACTGGAAAATACACCAATCAGAATAAATATAAAGATAGTTTCTCGAGTATGGGTCTAGTAGACAATAGAGTTGTCTCAGAAATTGGTGGATTGTGCAAAGATGCTTTACTGCAAGTTGCATCGAGATTAAATCTAAAAATCAAAAATATCTATAGAGTAAGATTAGGGTTGATTTTACCCAAAGAAGATGGTAAGATCATTAATATGCCTCATGTGGATAATGAAATACCTCACTACACAGGATTACTTTATCTAACAAACAATGATGGCGAAACAGTATTATACAATGAAATGTATAATTTAGACCGTAAAATTAATAGTGCCGAGCGCTATAAACAAATTATGGATAATGGCGGATTTACGGTCGCCGATAAAGTAGAGTCTAAAGAAAATCGTTTCATGATATTCCAAGGTAATAGGTATCATTCGAGCACCTGCCCTACTAATATCAAGGAGAGGATAACTGTAAACTACAATTTTGATTTGGAGGTATAATATGCCATGGCCAAGTAAGAATCGACCACGCAAGGGTCGCCGTAAAGTCGGCAGTCAGAAGCGCAAGGCTCGTCGTTTGAAGGGTCGTAAGCGTAAGTAATTTTAATCAGAAAGGTGAATAAGTATGAATAAGTTTTTTCTAGCAGCAGCAATCGTTCTGGGTCTAACAGTTTCCGCTGGTGCATATCAGGACGAGACACATAACGGAACAACCGTTGCTGTTCCAGGCGCTGCTAAGAGCAAGGGCGTGTTCGCTCCAGCTATTCAGCTAACTCCACATGGCACCGTCGTAACTGCTCCTCCAGGTGCAGATGTTGACGTTGATAACGATGGTGATGATGTCTCTGTTGACATTACTCCAAAGGGTAAGCGTGGCCTTCTAGGTCTCGGCATTCTAGGAATGTAACAATGAAAAAGCTGAATCTGGACGAAGTCAGAGAGTTCATTGTCAACACATCATTGTCAACAAAGATCTACATCGGTTCAGATTCAGCCCGTTACCGTAAGGGTGAAGTTTGGTTTGCTGAATACTGTACTGTAGTTGTTGTTCACTATGATGGCAACCGTGGATGTAAAGTTTTTGGTCATTTAGAATCTGAAAGAGACTATGACCAGAAGATGAATCGCCCACGTATGCGTTTGATGAATGAAGTGCAGCGTACTGCGCAGATGTATTTGGATCTAGCAGAAGCTATTGGTCAAAGAAAAACAGAAATACATCTGGACATCAACCCTGACGAAAAGCATGGATCTTCATGCGTTATTTTAGAAGCAGTTGGATACATCAAGGGAATGTGTAATGTCATTCCTTTTGTAAAACCAAACGCCTTCGCAGCTTCTATTGCTGCAGATAGATTGCTGGCGTAATAATAAACTCCGGTAGCCAAGTGGTTAAGGCCAGCCGCTCATAACGGTTCCATCGGGGGTTCGAATCCCTCCCGGAGTACCACCAAAGGTTTGATAATGCAATCGATCAATAATTATATTTTCAAAAAACAATTATCTTTAGATCTTAACCTTATCAAACAAGAATGTTGGTCTGCATACGATATAATCAAAGAAAATTATATAGATAAAAATTCTAAACACAACAGACAGTGGTCTTTAGGATATGTCAGTTACAAATATAATTTATTCAGGTTAGGGTATCCAGGGTTTAGTTTATTACATGAACAAATTAGAGATATGTTCTTTGAAATAAATCCTAATTCCCGAGAGCAACATTATATACATTGTTGGTTAAACCTTTGCGATCAAAATGGTAATTTTCCATGGCATAACCATTCGTATAGATTTGCTATGCTTCTTGGTATGCATGGTTTCTTTTGCGTAGACGTTGAACCTTCTTCGACATACTATAAATTCTTGGACACAGAAGATATTTACGAATTAGAAGACAAAGATAATCTTCTGATTATGGCCAAAAACGATAACGATGAACATAGAACTTATCCTTGGCCATACAATAGAACCAGAATAACTATTCCTTTTAACATAGTTTCATCTAAGTATACAGGTGTTTTGCCTTGTACTGCTTCCTGGTTCCCTTTATAATCTGAAAGGATATATTATGCGTTATATTATTGTGCTAGCATTTGCGCTTTTCTCTACAACAGCAAACGCTGGCTTCTTGGATGATCTATTTGGTGGTTGGAATCAACACCAGCAAGTCGCCTATGGCAAGCATTCCAAGCATATAAATACCTATTCCACTGGTGGCGGACATAACGCCTCGTGGTATAACGACCGGAGCGGACGGACAGCATCCGGTATGCGTCATCACTATGGGGTGGCGCATAGAACCTTACCATTTGGAACAACGGTTTGTATCCACAACCCGTCGAATGGTAGGCAAGTAGAAGCCGTTGTAACCGATAGAGGGCCATTCGTCAGAGGAAGAACAATTGACGTCAATCAAAACGTGG